ATGTACCGGCTGCCCATGCTGGTACACCAACACGTAGCAAACTATTAGTAGCTTCTGCTGCTGGTGCTCCAGTATAGGCTGTTGCTAATGATTCAGTTTCAACAATACGCAGCCAATCAGCCGATTTATTTGCGCTGTCATCAGCATCTAAATAGTATTGAACTACGCCAGAATCATTGATTACGCAACGACGTATCCTTGATTGTACGTCAATATTGATAGTGCCGCTTAATGAGCCAGTGCTAATACTAGTGCCGGGTAAGTACAAACCATAAGCATCGTTATCATGATCCCAACCAAATACAGCGGCGTTGAGATCTTGCCACGTAGGAACAGCGGCAGACCCGCTGCTAATTAAGGCTTGACCAGCAGTGCCAAAGTTTGCTCCGCCAACGCCTAAAGCACCAGCGCTGTTAATTGTTATTCGGCTTGTGCCAGCAGTTGCAATGCCAAGTTCGTTTTCTGCGCTGTTAAATAGTCCTGTATCCGTATCCGACGCAAACGCAATGCCAGGAACTGCTGCACTGCCAGAACTAGCAGCACTTACCGTACCTGTAGCACCTGTAGATCCCGTTGCACCAGTAGCACCTGTCGCTCCAGTACTACCAGTTGGGCCAACGGCTCCAGTTGCACCAGTAGATCCTGTGTTACCAGTCGGGCCTTGGATGCCTGGTACGGCAACCGTTACCTCAGTGTTTTGCTGGTCAATAATTGCAATTTGAACGTCAGGCATAATTTTAGGTCCGTGAGTAAGTGCGTTGGACAGTAGCAGTACCCGTTAACCAATAGTAACGAGTGCCCCCAGCTTGGGTAATGCTTACATCATACCCGTATTGCCCTACCGCAATAGCAGATGTAACGCCTGGTGCCATCGTTAATGTAAATGCACCATTAGTTGCGTCGGTTATTGCTGCGGTAAATGTTGCAATTAAAGCATCATCAATTAAACCTTTAACATCTGAGTCAATTGTATTACCAGTAATATCTAATGGTGTGGCAACATAAAAATCACCTGATGCCGTACCGGTAACTGCAATTGCACTGCCGCCACTTGTTGTTGACACCTGGAACGCATTAGTTGTTAAGCCGGTTGAAATAACAAAATAGATAGCATTTAAAGTTAAGCCGCATGGGATATCATCACCGCCTGTAAATACAACCTTAGTGGTTGCTGTTAAGCCATGACAATCACAATTAAATGTAGGTGTGCCGCCAGCAATCGTGATACTTGTTAAAGCTTGCCGGTTTTGGGTAGCGCGAAATGTGCCAGTCCATGTAGCATTTTGCAATATCGTGATGTCATAGGTGGCGGGATAGATCATAGTAAGCGGCGGTTAGCTCCAGTCTAGCATCGCGTTCCAGTTTAACCGGCAGATTGTAGTTGCTTGACCATTGCACTGAGTTCCTGTACGGCTTTAACTAAAATGGGAATCATGTTGGCCTGGGCAAACGTGTATTGGTTTGGATCGTTGGTATCAATCAGATTGGTATAAGAAGCACCAAACGCCTCAACGGCTTGAAGCATTTCCTGTGCAATAAAACCAGCAGATGGTTTGCCACGATCAACTTCGGTATTACGCAAGTTCCATTTGAATTTACGTGGTTTTAATGCTTTAATAAAATCTAAACCTAGTGTCAAATTTTCAATATCTGTCTTGTCACGAACATCTGATACGAACTGCCACGCCGTTGCTGCGCCTCCAAACCTAGCGAGTACGGTTCCATTGCTAATGTTTACTTCATTGCTTACTGTATTATTACTGGACGAGCAATTGTGACCAATGCCAACGTTATTTGACCCTGACTCGTTAGAGAACAAAGCATTTGCTCCAATAGCAGTGTTATTATTACCAGTTATTTTACTAAAACTGGCGGCTCGTCCAACAGCCACGTTACTGGTGCCAGTGGTGTTTCCCGAAAGCGCGTAAGCTCCGATAGCCGTGTTCTCGTTGCTAGTAGTGTTGAAAAGAGCATTCACCCCCATCGCGGTGTTATCATCGCCTACGGTGTTCAAGGACAGGGTTTGAACTCCAACAGCAGTATTATTATCACCGCTGATATTAATTGGTAATGCTATTCTTCCAACAGCAGTGTTAGCAATGCCTATTGTGTTATCGTTAAGAGCATCAAATCCAACGGCAGTATTACTGTCGCCTTGAGTGTTAGCCTGAAGTGTGCCAGCGCCAATTGCCGTATTATTGAAACCAGTAGTATTAGTGTTGAGCGCATTGACTCCTGCGGCAGTATTAGAACTAATTGCTCCAACACCTTTACCAAAAGTAAGACCTTGAACTGATAATGTTGAAGTGGTTGTGATGCTACCGGTGGTGCTTATGTTGCCGGTAGTAATAGCAGAGCCGCTAACTTTATTTGCTGTTGTAATTTGCGCTAATTTTGCATCGGTAATAGTACCGTCTGCTATGTCGGCATTAACAATAACGCCAGGACCGATAGCAGTTGCATTGCCAACACTGGTAACATCACCAGTTAGATTTGCATTGGTGGTAACAGTTGCTGCATTACCAGTACATGCAGCAGCAGTAGTTGCTGAAGATGCCGTACCAGTAAGATTGGCCGTGATCGTGCCAGCCGTAAAGTTGCCGCTTACATCTCTTGCAACGATGGTACTAGCAGTATTAGCACTTGTTGCAGTAGTAGCAGAATTGCTAACCTTACCGGCAGTTGCGATAGTAGCCAATTTTGTATCTACAATTGCGGCACTAGCATCAATGTCAGCATTAAGGATAACGCCCGCTGCAATAGCAGTAACACCTGCATTGCTGATCGTTACATCACCTGTAACTGCGGTGCTTGTTGCAACGTTGCTGTTGTTACCAACTAATATATTTGCGCTTGTTAGTGTTTTTGGTATCTTTTCGGTGTCTAATTCTTGAATTGCTGTTTGTACATTTGTTGCTGCAATATCGCCAGTAGCGGTAAATGTAATATTAACAGCAGAATTACCTGCAACAGTAGCAGATACATCAATTTTTTGCCATGCCGCACCAGTAGATAATATATTATCTGGAGGGTCAAATGCAATGCCACTTACTTGGCCGGTGCTAGGTGTGCCCCCTATAGAAACAACAAAATAAAATTGTCTATTTGATGCACTTGGAGCAGGTAACGCACCCAAAGCAAAACCAGCGGCTGTTCCTGCTGCTGTCAATGCAGCTATTGCACCGGCAGTACCAGAAGACGCATCAAATGTGCCAGCAAGGATTAATTCTCCGCTAGTTACAGTAACAGATAACCATGCGCTACCTGACCAAATATACATATCATTATTTAGTTCATCCCAGAATAATTGCCCCTTGAAATTGGCAACAGGAAATGTTACAACGTTAGCTGTAGATCCCGCTCCGCCAAATTGCACAGTAGAGTGATCAGCTAATTTTTCACCAGTAATAGTGCTAGTGCCAATTAAGTTTGCTGCAAATGTGCCCGTGGTAATCTTTGATGTATCTATGTTTGGTATATCAGCAACACTTAATGTTGTGCCAGTGCTTACATGCCCTTGAGCATCTACAGTTACTTTGGTATAGGTGCCAGCCGTTGCTGAGTTTGTATGATTTAATACCCCGCCGCCAGTGACGGTAAGCCCTGTACCTGGTTGCACTGCACCGTTAGTACTTGCGGCAGCTATTGGTAAATCAGTAGCAATCAATGTTCTGAATGTAGGTGCTGCCGCAGCGCCAGTAGTAGGACCAGTAAATACTGTTGCTGCCGATTGGGTGTCAAGAGTAGTCGTAATTGTTGCAACACCTGTTGAGTTTACAGCCGCACTAAAAGCAAGCGGAGTAGTATCAGTAAATATAAAACTATCTACAATGCCCGCAGATTGTTGCCATGCACTACCGTCCCACATGTATTGCAGTTTTGTAACTGTATTGAACCATTGTTGCCCAGCAAAAACACCGTTTATGTTAGGTGATACTGCTGCGATTACTGTTGTAGATTGATTAGCTAGTTTGTCTGCCGTAACTGCGTCATCAGCAATTTTTGCTGTAGTTATTGCACTATCAGGCAGCTTTGCAGTTGTAACTGCACTGTCTGCAATCGTAGTTGCAAATGATCCAGTTCCAGTGCCTGACACGTCACCAGTTAGCGTTATAGTTTGATCGCCTGTATTAGTGCCGCTGCTACTGCCTGAATGGATGCCACTTACCGTGCCAGTTTGCGTAGCTAACGTACCAAGCCCCAGCGTGGTGCGTTGCGTTGCAGCATCTGCATCATCAAGTAATGCACGGCCCGCAGCAGTAAGTGTGATTTCTTCTATATCGCCAGCGCCTGCGGTAGCGCGACCCAATAGCTTATCTGTAGCCGTTACATTTTGTATTTTTGCATAAGTAACTGCATCGTCTATGATCTTTGCAGTTAGTACCGCATCAACAGCTAGTTTGGTAGCACTTACCGCACCAGTTGCTATTTTCGCTTCGGTTACTGCTAAAGCTTGAATTTTAGCTGTTGTTACTGCATCAGTTGCAATTGCTGCCGCCGCTAAGCCAGAAGCATCTATTTTAGCTGTAGTAACAGCATTTGCAGCTAGCTTACTTGTATTTACGGCAAGGTCTTCAATGCCTGCTGTTGGTGCGATAACTTGCTGGTAAACGCTGCCATCATAAACTTTTAGGTATTTGGTAGTGCTACTAACATGGCCGCGCCCTTCAAAATTATCAGTTGCTGGTTCTGTCGGTCCATAGTTGACGCTCGAATCATTGGCTAGTTTTGCCGCTGTTATCGCATCATCTGCAATGGCAACAGTGCCAAACTTTGTTGCGCTGCTTTGGTTCAGCGTGGCTAAATCAATAGTGCTGTTATCCGCTAAAGCAGCAGCCCCTTGGAACAAGCTTTTAGCTGTTATTTTTTTGGTTTCGCTGGAGCTGCTATCGACAATAGGTAATAAGTCGTTTGCTGCTAAGGCGTTTTGCCCCAGTTCAGTTAGTTGCGATATGCGCTGGTCAGCCATAAAAAAATACCTGATGCCCTATTCTAGTCGGTAAGTTCAGTTAGCAAGAAGTCTAACGATTCTTCAATTTCAATACGGTCGGTATCTTCCTTCAACAGGTAGCCCGGTGGTTCGCCAATCAACAGGCGGATTTCACCAGTTGTTACAAAGTCAAAAACGCATGAAATTACTTGATCTGCCCTTACTTCAATTCCTGCTTTTACTATGGCTGCATCAAATTCATAATAAATATCTTGCGTTTCAGGGTAGATATCATCTTCTGTTAATTGCAGGAAACACTTAAAGTCACTGCCAATATCAGTCCGGTTTATTAATTGCAGCATTAGTAATGAATTTTCTGTTTGACCGCTGTTTTCTGTATTAAAAAAGCAATCAATCGTACCACCACCACTAATCAAACCAGCCGAATACATACGTTTAAATTTATCTGACATTGTTGTGGTTTCTATTGTTTCGCGATCAGTATTAAATGTAAAGCCCGTTACATCACCTAATACCCGCTCGATAGACCCGTTTATTCGCACACTGATGTTTAGCGGGTCACCAGTAAATGCTTCTAGTTCATATTCATCCGCCCTAGTATTATTGATTGCAGAACTAAATGTATCAAATAAACGTATGCCGCCTAAGGCATTTATGCTTACATAAGCTCTTATATTATTTTGGGTTGTGCCATCAATCCATGTGGCAGCAGGTAAAAAATCTAGCCCACGGCTATCTGTTGTCGTAATTGTAATTTGATCCCCGGTTACTATGTTCTCTAAGGACTCATCAAAACTAAAACGGTTTAATGTTACATTTATATCTGCTGGTGATATCTTGCTGCTAAATGATTCGGCAGATTTACGTTGTAATTTTACTTTGCCATAATGGCCTAAAAAGTAAGTCATGCTTATGCGTCAGGAATTTCAAGGAACTGCCCATCAACTGTAAAGTTAATTGAAATGCTAGTTAACTCACCAGTTGATACCTGCAATGATGCACTTGTGATAAAAGCCATAAATGAAATATCGTCTTTAATGTCAACACCTGCGCCTGGTGTATTTCCAACCCTTAACCCAAGCACCACGCGATCTGATGCTGTGACACCAACAGAGGTAGTTTTCATTACTTTTGACAACAGCTCATCAAAACGACGGCCAGTAGCACCGCCTTCCTCCCTGTAATACAATACAGTTGCACTACCTGTTGAGCTAACTACGCCTGGGGTGTAACTTTTTACAGCCGTATCCATAGTAGTAGTCTCCAATAGCTCCATCGATGTCTCAAGGCTCCAGTCCCGGATCTTGAACACACGGTTTACATCATTAGCTCCAGTACCAAAATCTGGTTGTGTCGTATATGTAGCAGAATCTGGAATGAGGAATAAAGCCCCTGTCCGCCCTGAATAAAATGCCATTAGCTTAAATGCATATGTCCCTAATCTAGCGCACCAGTCACAGTAAAAATACCATCGCTGAAATTTGCAATTTCTGATAACCCATCGCTAGTGCATGGGTAGTTTGTGCCGCGTACCGTGATCTCCCCGTCCTCATCCATTTCCACCTCTGTCACCCGGAACACTCGTCTGGTAGTTGTTTTCTGTCCTAGCACAAAAAGGTAACCTTCCAGATCAGCCAGTGTTGCAGCAGTATTACCGCTAGTAGCAGCAGTTCTAGAAACTACGCCTATGCCGGATTGATATAGCAAAAATTCATAGCTGCCATCTGGCAACGAATTATCCAATGGGATATTGAGCGCACCACCAGGGCCAATGATACCTGTACGAATGCCGTCCCAGCTATTCTGCCCAATATCAACATAAACAAATGCACCAGGGCTTACAGGGTCCATGGTAGGGAATGTCTTAAATTCAATCGCTACCTTTATATGCCGTCTTATCTGGCATAGGAATTTGCCATAAATTATTGCCTGCTCTCTAGTGCTAACAAACTGTGCAATATAAAAAGTTTCGCGTACTGCATCAACTTCTGATGTATTGGTTAGCTTTACTTCTATTGCGCGATTAGCTGAAAACGTGCCATTTACATCAGCGCCACGGTATACAACGGTTGCAATTAAATCTTGAACACTGGATCCATAATCAAGATGTTCTTCTTTATAGCTGCCTTCCATTATGTTGCCTTGGTTAAATAATGCAGTTACATTTACAATGCGATTCATCGCGCCAGTATTTTCATCATATGGTACGGCTGGGATTAATGTTTCCCTGCCGCCGATACGTGCAAATTCCAGCAAACTAAATGGTGCAACATCCACCCAGAATTGCCGCCAGTTAGTAGTATCAGCAATAATGCCATCCATGAATAAATTGTTTACACGGCAGAACCGTTTTGTTTTTGTTAGTTGCGCGACATCTACGCCTTCAATTTTGGCATATTTGCCAATGCCATCTTCTGCATCAATAACAGTATCTAAAAATATATCTGGTGCATGTGCTGCACAGCCAACACCGCCACCATCTAGCAAGGTTGAAACACGTCCTTTAGTTACGAATGCCGTGAAGCTGCGGAGATCTTGTAAATTACGACCGGAATATAAGTTAAGGCCCACCATACTAAGGTTTTTATATAAGTTTGGAAATTCACTAAATGATTGTATTTGTTGTTCCGTCACGCAGGTAAGCGCAAATTCAGGGCCTGCTTCAAACGAAAATTGGCATTGACTGTCAGCATCAAGATTAAATAAGTCCCATTCTGATATGCTGCGTGGTGATTCATTCAATGGTGGAAAGCCTTGGAAGCTATTAATTAACCGGCCTGCTGCTTGTAATGTTCCTACATTTGGCAAAGTAATTGTAACGGCATTTGGTGAATTTTCTAGATATAAAAAGTTTGTAGAACCATTGGCTGGATCACGTAATTCTGGGTGCTTTTTAATCTCAGCAAATGTTTCAGCAATTGATTCCAGTTTAAATTCCCAATAATCTGCTGTAGCTAATGTACTAGCAAACTTAATGTAATTAAAGTTATCAATATCAGCAGCACGGCTCACAGCAATAATTACTGGTGCTAGTGCAAATGAAGTTTGTCCTGCTTTACGGTATTTAAATAAAAACATTGCAACACGATTTTTAACGCCATTATCACTGATAGGATAACCGGGGTGATTGTTTCTGCCGTAACGTTCCTGTCTGCCCGATATACGTTTGAATACACGGCTTTTAATTGCAAAATCTACAATATTGCATTGTTGAATTGTACGATATGATGCCGATTCTGCTCGCGCTAAAGCTTTAGTGAAGAATACTGATTCGGGGCCTGTTATTGTAGATTCGCCATTTTTGTATACAGAATAAGCATTTCGTTCTTCTTGCGATATGCCTCTTCTTTTAACATAATACCCTGCAAAATACGCATATTCAGCGCCAGTGTCGGGGTCGTTACCTATGGCATATTCTGCTGTATATTGCCCAGATCCCGTTTGTATAAATTGACCATTTAGAAGTTCGGTAGCCGGTTCCGATTTAAATTCAAAATCACCCAATCCTAATAGGTTAAGCCGTCTTGTTACACGAGGGTATGTTCCTTCTATTATATTTGCAAATGAATAATCTATATATTCATAGATGGCACCAGCGCCATCCTCAAATCCTATTTGTAATCTGGCTTGCCTAGAATCATACAATGCTAAATTAGTTAAAATGCGTACAGCATCTACATAAGCAGGAGTATTTCTTACTTGATTTGCATTACCGCTAGATCCTTTTGGTGGTATAAGATCAAGGTAACCAGAATATGGAGCAAAACCAGCTTCAATACATCTTATCTTTATATTCATATTTTGCTCATCTGGTGAACCAGCATCAATGCTTACTACTTTAAATACAGCAGAACCAAGCTTAAAAATACCGCTTGCATCAAATGCAGTTGCTAATGTACGTCTTGTTTCTTGCGCTTGCTGAAATAAATCACTTTGGCCCATGAAATCTACATCACGGCCAAAATCATCTTTTGTATTTTCTATTGTTATTATTATTTCTTTACCTACATTTAATTCTTCTCCTCGATCCCAACTATAATTTGCAGTAATATCAAGTCGTTGCGATATTTTATCGCCATTTTCGTTGCGTTGGTATACAAGCGTATTAATTGGTACGACACCATAAATACCAAATGCGTTTTGAGTGCCAGGGCTGTACGCCTGGCTGAATCCATCCACTCGTACACTGTCGGACGATGGTTGCAGTCGATAGGGGTTATTTAATACAGTGCCGTAAAATGTAGGATCTTCTGATGCGCGGCCATAATCTTCATCGTTCCAGGTTAATAAACCAGTGCTTTGATTGTTGTGGTAAAAGAATTTATTTTGTGCTACTAAATCTTCTAACGCAACTTGCCCAAATGCTGACTTATCGGCATTTATGTTTGCGATACGTCCTGCACCTAATACCAATAAAAGCTGTACAAATTGCGATGACCCATAACTACGTACTGCGCTCCATACTAATGAAGTAGCGGCACGTACTGCGCCTTTAGGGTTGATGTCGGTGTTGCAATAAATTAAATTTACTGGATCGCCATATTTTGCTAGATCTTGCTGTCCATTGAAACCAAATCGTGGTGAGAATCGTTGCTCACGGGTTTGAGATTGGCCGCCGATCCCTTCAGTTGGTGCGCCAACTACTGGTGTGCCAACTGATACCCCTTGCGGAGTAGTGATTTTAGGCTTTGGCCGCAGTAAAGTTGAGGCAACTGAAAATATAAGGCCGACAATACCTAAAGTAATACTAACTGGTTCACACCGGATATCAAGAACAGTGCCAATTTTTACGTCGTTATATGCAGCTTGTACAGCAATAAATTCTAAATATTCTTCTTTACTAATCCCTAGCTGCTCAATTAGCTGGTATTCGTATGGTAGTAATTTACGCATTAGTTCATCCAGAAGCAATAGCCCATATCAACAGGCCATTTGGTTCGTACTACATTACCACTTGGTGCAAGAAATAACGCACCATCAGTTACTACTGTTGCTAATGCAGCGCCTGCGTGTCCTGGCAGTAACAATACGGCCCCAACTTGTGGTACGTCTAGTCTAATGCCATGCTGCAATAGCCATCGTGGTATCAATCGTCTGCGAAATGTATCTTCTGTATATTGGTCATACACCCATTCAAACCGCTCGCTGTAGTCGCTGAGCCCCATGCGGCGACGCATTTCACATACAAGCTGAAAGCAGTCTGTCATGCCCGTACCATCGCCTGGTGCATATCCCCAGCCATACTGCAAACCGATTAAATCGTTGGTGGTTATGTTCATTGCAGAACCAGTTGCGCATCTAATGGCAATATACCAGCCAGTTCACGGGTTAATGTACGGCTTGGAAAGTTAGATGACACGCTATCAATAGAACTTCTAAATCTTAGTTCTAAGGTAGTTTCGCTAATAGAAGAACCAACGCCAATATAATATTCTGTTAATGCTGTCCCGGCATAAGCATTTTCAGCCGTTAACCATTGCGTTGTAAGTTCCATTACGGATAGGCGGTTGCTGTTGCTGCTATAAAGTAATTGCACTGCAAAATCTACATTCGGGAATAATACTTGCAATACATTGTTATCACCGTTTAAAGATGCTGTTGTTCCTTCAGCGCGGAATGGTGCAAAGCTATATAATTTGCCGCCATAACTTATGGTTTCATTAGCGAAATAATTTTGGTAATAGTGTTCTTGACCATTAGCTGCTTGTAATTTAAAAAACTGTGCAATACGGATATCAAGCGCCATCAGTCATCACTCCTAGGATCACGGATTTCGCCAATTAGTGATACGCTAATGCTTGAACGGCCTGGCCTTACTGATTGCACTGATGGTGGCTCTTTATATTCAAATCGTAAATTATCAATCGTACCATCGGCAATGCTAACTAAACCTGAATCCATGCCGCCCATTGTTATTACAGATAGCTGAAATCTTTTATTAATCGCGGTTTGGCTGCGGTAATGATTAATGATCGCGGTAGCAGTTGAATCAGCTACATTATCAAAATTCATATCTAGTGCTGATTGGCTTGGTGCATTGCCAAATGTGCGTTTTGTTACCACGCCTGATAATGAACGATAGGAACGTTGAGGATAGGTGCCTGGCGTAAAGCTGCGGCTAGTTGGTGCAAAAGAAGGGAACGCAGCCATTAACCTAAACCTACTCTGCTACGGGTGGATGGTGATTGTTGTAGTTTATCTAATGTCATCGTCATACCACGTCTAGCGCCTGCTTTTGTTGCTTCTGCTCTGGTTTGCATCATTGCTGCTTCTAGTTGCTCACGGCTAACGTAATCGGTATTGCCAAATCTTGTAGTTTCGAAGCTCATATTAAGTATGGGTGCTGTAGCGCCATTGCCATTACCGTTAGCCATTGCATTACGTATGCCTGCGGTAGGGCCTGCGGGGATGATCGTACCAGCAGCCGATGGCACAAATAGCTCAGGCCCCTTTTCGCCAACCAGTGATGGCACCCCAACTGGTGGCCTGCCGCCGTCGGCAAACATTCTTTGCGGGCCAAGTCCAAAACCTGATGCTATTTCAGGCATCCCGAATCCTGCACTAGCGCCACTTGCTCCAGCGGCAGGACTAAACATATTTGCAAGTGCTTGCGCGGCGGCAATTGCTAAATACTGGGCGATCATTTGTTGCGCTGCTTTCATTAAAGCCTGGCCGATGTTGTTTAGGAAATCAGCAAATACCTGTTGCGCTGTTGTCGTTCCAGCTACCAACCCTGCAACCCCTTCGGTCATTAGGCTTGCCGTGGCGCTACCAATATCCTGATATGCACCTTCCAGTGCGCGGGCTTTTGTTGTGGCTAGTTCCAGTGCTTGAGCCTGTTGTGCTAAAGCGGTTGCTTCTCCTACGGAACGGTTTTCGGTGATTGCGGTAGCGTAAGCACTTTGCGCCTGACCTATAAAACCTGATCGTGCTCCAGCTTCTACTCCAGCTATCTGGCGTTTGCCGGCTTGCAACATTAATGCGGTTTCGTTTAAGGATTTCTGTTTTTCTAGCTCTATGGTGTTTGCTTTTAAAGTACGATTTCCTTCTTCGAGCTCAATATTAATTTTGTCTAACCCCTCTAAGTAGTCTTTTGAATTTGGTATGTTCTTAGCATTTGTTACCACACTCTCTCTCAAAAGGGCTAAATGTCTTTGAGCTTTTTCGTATATTTGATTGTTAATTACTTGTTGCGTTGCAAGTTCTGGATTTATGCTAGATCCCAGGACAGTTGCACGAGCCTGTTCAAGCTTTAATTGTTGCTGTGTCGTAATCATCTGCGCGTTCATATTTGCTGCAGCAGTTTTAGCTTGAGCTTCTAACTTTTTGTTTTGTTCATAAACAACTTGAGCCTGTTTACCTTTAGTTTCTTGCTCAGATACCCGGTCAGCACTTACTGTTAATCCTCTTAACCTATCGGATTCTCGCCCTACTGCACTTGTATCTCCACTAACTGTAGGTAATGGCTGTACAGAAGGCAAAGCCGCTGGTACTTTTCCAAGTAAAGTATTAATGCGAGTAATCAGCTTTTCTAAATCTTCAGCTCTTGTCAGTAAAGTATTAAGCGATTCGATGTAGTAGGCAGTATTTATTCCTTGTTCTTTTGCTAGTCTTACGTTTTCCTTTGCACCTGGTATGTTTGCCTTATTACTAGCAACAGCCACATCTACTTGTGTTCGTAGAAGTTCTAAACCTTCCCTGTACTTTTGGCGAGAAGCGTCCTGATTTTGCCTATTTATTTGAGCATTGATAACAGCAATTTTATTTACGTTGTCTACGTTTAATCTGTTTATACGAACAGCCATATCATACTTGTACCGTTCATTTTCAATATCAAGTCGTATTAAGTTTGTTTTTAACTTGCGCTGTCTATCTGCTGATTCGGCCTCAATTTTTGCTAGCCCTATTTTTAACGTGTCAACGGCTTCAGCGACGCCTATCTTAATTTGCTGTTCCTCAGGATCAGCACCAAGCGTTAGCTTCTCCATCTCACTTAGACGTTTCTTACTCTCCAGTTCCAATCCGCTTATACGTAAATCTGCCTGACGTTTTATTAATTCATTTTCTTTTTCTATGTTTTGTACTCTTAAATCCTGTGCTTTCCTCGCTATATCCAGGTTTAGATCGTTTTGTATTTGTGCAGTATCACGCACCATGTCACGGTAATTTTTCTCTTGATCTTCTTTTTGACGTGCTATATTAATATTGTCTTGTTTTATCTGGTCGTATAAACTGTTGTATAAGGCTATCTGGTCTTTAAAAACTTCGCCGTTAGACTTAATGCGAGCTTGAGCTTCTAGTTGTGCTGCTTTTGCCTGTTGTTCTGAGGTACCCGTACGGGCGGCTTCTTTGATTTTTAATATCTCTTCTTCCAGTGCCGCTTGTTTTTCTTTTGAGCGCAATTCTAAATCTGCTGCTTGTTTTTCTGCTCCAAGTAAACCTACATTCTTTAATGCCAGTGTATTTAATTCTGCGTTTGCTTTATTTAGTCTAATGGCTTGCTCAATTAGTTTGTCCTGCTCTGCAATCTGGTTTTGGTATTCAGCAGTTAATTTAAGTGCTTGTTCATTACTACGTTTTATCTCATCGGCAGCACCGGGAATCTTATCAAGTAAAACTCCTACTCCGGTAATAATCTGATTTAAGGTAACTAAAGTGCTATCTAAACCCTTTAGGAAAAGAGCTATAAGATCTATAAACGGAGCAGCTATAAGTCCAAATAGTAACGATACCGTTTTGGTTACTTTTGCAAACGCCGCATCTAATCTATTTACCGATCCTGCAACATTTTCCGTTGCAGAAGTTTTAGATCCAGGATAAGCTGCTACATCTCCTGTAGGAATTAAAGCTGTACGTTGCAGTTGAGCAGCTTTTGTGTAGTCCCCCAGTTGTTTAGCAGCTCTTACCTGTTTCTCTAATTCTGCTGTAAACTGTACGCCTGTCTCACGTATTGCGGAGTAGTCGTCCTGTACAAGAGCAAAAGCATTGCCCAGTGTTTTTACAGAAACAACGGCTTGGTCTATAAACTGACCAATAGCAGAAGCAGCAATAGAACCTGCAAAACCTCCTACCGCACCACCTAAGGCACCACCTATCATGGCACCCGGGCCGCCGCCCATCAAGGCAGGGAAACCACCACCAATAACTGCGCTACCTAGTTTGCTGCTTGGGTTAGATAACTGCTGAAAAAATCCTCCCGCACCTTTCTTATCTTCTGGTGCCTTCGCACTTCCTTTATTGGTCTGCGCAATAGCTTTTTCTACTTTTAATTGGTGTTGTAGGTTGGTTAAGGTTCTTTCAAGTACGTTTAATTGGTTTATATCAGTCGAAAGATCAGCGCGGTTTAAAGTATTTTTTACTTGTTGTAAACGGGTTATAGCGTTTTCTACGTCTAGACCTTTTGTCTTTGCCTGTAGAAGTGATTGCTCTAGAAGGTCTGCCCTATTAACTAGTTTCTCTTGTTTTGTTCCAGCAGTTGTAATTGTCTTTTGTTTTTGTTGCGCCAGTGCTACTTCGGCTTTTGTACCGTCTTGCAGTGCTTTAGTTTTTTGTCTTTGTAAATCTTGTACAGCACCTACTTCAGTCTTTGTTTCAGCCTGGGTTGTTTTTAACTTAAACGCTTGCAAGGCAACAGCAGCTTGTGTTCCCATCTGCTTATTGATGAGGGAACCGGTAAGGTTTGCCGCACCTCGGACAGGAGAACTGGCACCAAACTGCTGTTGTGCAATACGTGCACTTTCTTTGCTTTCGCCCTTAAGTAGACCTAGTCTCTTAACCAGAAGGCTGTTATATTTGTCCGCTAAAACGTATTGATTTGTTCCCGCTTTTACTTTGTACTTATCAAAGGTTGCTTGCGCTTTAGATGTGTCTAAACCAAGTTTGTTATACCTGGCTATCTCTGCCCCATAACCTTTTAATTTTTCTTGAGAGTTTATTCTACCTGTTTCAAGTCTGGTGACTTCACGCGAATATTCAACGATACGGCCTAATTCCGTGGCAGTTGCTTGAACCCCTCGTACACTCCCTTTACCCTTAAAAAACTCAAACGCTTTCTGTATATCTTCAACTCGAGTTTGAAACTGTTTTTGGTCCCCTGCGCCCGTGCGCGAAAGCGCTTTTACACGTGCACCATACAAATCTACAGCGGCATTTAATTTTATCTGTTGCAATAACCTTTGTTCTGTGCTGTTATTTAACAGCCGCTGCCCCCTAATAATACCGTCTGTAGCTTTTGCCTCGTCTTGATGAACCTTTTGACGAACCTTTCTTAGGTGTGATACAGCTCCAGAAGTTACAGGGTCTTCAAATACACCTCCTATATCTAGTCTTTTTAATTCTGTTATTTGCCTTGATAAATTACTAATGCGATCTTGTAAACTTTTAATTTTTTGTTCGCCTTCTACAATCAGACTAATTTTGGCCTGATAAGCTGACATGGTTACCCCTCCTGTAAATACAGTCTACCAAAGCTGTGGAGCTAGCGCCGTTTTGCTTTTCGCATCGCTTCGTCTTGTTGGTCGTTTAAAATCTCAAAAAATACGCTCCACAGCAATATCTCCTCTTCCGTCATGCGGTGGCGCAGTTCAGACAAAGTTAGCCCCAGCTCCTTACAGATGTGGAGCTGGAGCATCATCCAGTTGTCTTTTTTGAGCTGCGCCTTTAGTTCTTCGGGTCGATTTCAGTCTCTTCATCGGCGGATAAAATCGCCAACATCAAAGTCTGTAGATCCGTGTCACGTACTTCATTCTTTAGTACATCAATTTCAGCCGCTGCGAATAGCTTTGTGCCATTCTCATCAGTAGCTTTCTGGATTAGTAGCTGTAGCGCGAATGCAGTAGCATCCTCAGATTTTGCAGCCTTCTGTGCGCGTTCGCGTTCTGCTGCAACTAAAGGTGTACGCCATAGTTCAAATGTGGTGCCATCGCTTAACTCAACTGTTTTCTTGGTTGGTGTTAAGTTTGCCGCTTTACGTAAACGGTCAATGGCGCGAAGTGCGGGCGTGGCAGCCATAAAATCTCTGATTGTTACGGTTCTAGTGTAGCAGAAATAGGTTTACCACTTCGTTTTCGAACTCCACCAAGCAGCGCTCATTTCGCCCTTGGCAATGTTAGCGGCGTGGCGAGCTTTAAATGATGCTCGCCTGGACGTGCCATGCGTTCGCCGCTACCGGCTTCCATGCGATCACGTTTTGCAGCAACGTTCGCATACAAACCGGGCTTTGCTTTCTTCATTCCCATCGGTTTACTCCTTATACAGTGGTAGAGAAGTCGAACGATGGAGCGCCAGTAGGACGGAAAGTGATTTCTACCATCTGGGCATCATCTGGGTTGATGTTAAGCGTTGCGCTAAGCAATACAGCATCCATAGCGATGCTGCGGCTTAGGGCTTCGGTTGACCCTTTGTCGGTGTACAACTTAAACGCTGCACCTACTTGCTGGCGCTGTAGCACGTCTTCCACCATGCGGTTAGATAGTGCGCCGTCTTCACTGGTTACAAATACAGATGCGCTGCCGTTGCCGTCAGCAAATCCTGGGATGTAAGCCTTGAATGGTGCATACTGCCCAACGGTTTGGCCGATGGTGGTAACGTCAATTTCAGCGCGGCTGATCTCA